AACAGTCAAACAATCTGGAGAAAAAATAAATGGCGGATATAGACAAAGCACTTCCCAACGAAGTAAGAAAAGAATTTGAATTACCTGGTGAAGAAGAAGTTCAAGAACAGGTAGTAGAAGAAGTAACTGAAGAACAGCAATCACCTGATGATGTAGAAGTCACAGAGAATGAAGATGGTTCAGTTGATATTAATTTAGATCCAAGAGCTGCATCACCTGAAGGTGGTGATGAGCATTATTCAAATTTAGCAGAATTTTTACCTGAAGATGTTTTAGGAAGATTATCTTCTGACTTAAATAATAAATACATGGACTACTCTTCTTCAAGAAAAGAGTGGGAGCAAACTTATACTAAAGGGTTAGACCTTTTAGGTTTTAAATACGATAATAGAACAGAACCTTTTCAAGGAGCTTCTGGTGCAACACACCCAGTTCTTGCAGAAGCAGTTACACAGTTTCAAGCATTAGCTTATAAAGAATTATTACCAGCAAATGGTCCAGTTAGAACTCAAGTTTTAGGAATGCCTACTCCTGATAAAACACAACAAGCAACTCGTGTTAAAGATTTTATGAATTATCAAATAATGGAAAAGATGAAAGAGTATGAACCCGAGTTTGATCAGATGTTATTTAATCTTCCTCTTGCAGGTTCTGCTTTCAAAAAAGTTTATTATGATGATATGGAACAAAGAGCAGTATCAAAGTTTGTTCCAGCAGATGATTTAATTGTTCCGTACACAGCTACCTCATTAGACGATGCGGAAGCAATTATTCATCGAGTAAAAATTTCTGAAAACGATTTAAGAAAACAACAAGTAGCAGGTTTCTATAGAGATGTAGAAATTGGAAAACCTCAAGACAAAGAAACTGATATTGAGAAAAAAGAAAGAGAACTTGAAGGAGTTACAAAAACAAAAGACGAAGATGTATTTACATTATTAGAATGTCACGTTGATTTAGATTTAGAAGGTTTCGAAGATATGAATCAAGAGACTGGTGAGCCCTCAGGAATTAAAATACCTTACATAGTAACTTTCATAGAAGGATCTCATGAAATTTTATCTATTAGAAGAAACTATGAAATAGGTGATCCAATGAAAAGAAAAATACAATATTTTGTACACTTTAAATTTTTACCAGGTTTAGGTTTTTATGGTTTCGGTTTAATTCACATGATTGGTGGATTATCAAGAACTGCAACTTCTGCATTAAGACAATTACTAGATGCAGGAACTTTATCTAATTTACCTGCAGGATTTAAAATGAGAGGTATTAGAATTAGAGATGATGCACAATCAATTCAACCCGGTGAGTTTAGAGATGTAGACGCACCTGGTGGAAATTTAAGAGATTCATTTATGATGCTTCCGTTTAAAGAACCATCACAAACTTTATTAAGTTTGATGGGTATTGTGGTTCAAGCAGGACAAAGATTTGCATCGATTGCAGATCTACAAGTTGGTGATGGCAATCAACAAGCAGCAGTAGGAACAACCGTTGCATTACTAGAACGTGGTTCAAGAACTATGTCTGCAATACACAAAAGAATTTACTCAGCTCTTAAAAATGAATTTAGAATTTTAGCTAGAGTATTCAAGTTATATCTACCACAAGAATATCCGTATGATGTCGTTGGGGGTCAAAAAATGATTATGCAATCTGATTTTGATGATAGAGTAGATATAGTGCCAGTTGCTGACCCTAACATTTTTTCTCAAACACAGCGTATTTCACTTGCGCAAACGGAACTCCAGCTGGCACAATCTAATCCACAAATGCACAACATGTATTCAGCTTACAGAAATATGTATGAAGCTTTAGGGGTAAAAGATATTGATCAAGTTTTAATTAGACCTCAACAACCAGCTCCAAAAGATCCAGCGTTAGAACATATTGATGCTTTAGGTGGAACACAGTTTCAAGCATTTCCAGGTCAAGATCACAGAGCACATATCACAGCTCACTTAAATTTTATGGCAACAAACATTGCAAGAAACAATCCAATGGTTATGGCAAGTTTGGAGAAAAATATTTTTGAACATATTTCTTTAATGTCTCAAGAACAAATTGAATTAGAGTTCAAAGATGAATTAGTTCAAATGCAACAGATGCAACAACAGATGCAGATGATGGCACAACAGAACCCACAAGCTGCACAACAAATGCAAATGCAGTTCATGATGATGCAACAAAGAGTAGAAGCTAGAAAAGCACAACTAATTGCTGAGATGATGGAAGAATTTATGAATGAAGAGAAGAAAATTACTTCACAATTCGATAATGACCCTATTGCAAAACTAAGATCTAGAGAATTAGACCTTAGAGCACAGGAAAATTATAGAAAAGAACAAGAATCTAAAGAAAAAATGAACCTTGATAAGATGCGAACAATGATGAATCAAAGAAATCAAGATGAAAAACTTGATCAAAACGAAGAATTAGCAAAATTAAGAGCTGATACATCAATTGAAAAGACAATTTTAAGCAAAACTATACCTAGTGCAGACTCAATGATGAAGAATACAGAAAATATGGTTCCAAATGTTGAAATCATGCGTAAAGGTTAGTGACAATCAGTAAAAAAACAGTTAAAATAAAAAAATAAGGAGACAATTATGGAAAAATTAGACAAAATTAAAGAAGTTAAGGTTGGAGAACAGCAAATTGAGATTGATCCAAGATCAAAAACATCTGCTGACAAAGCTTACAACTATATTGGTACTGGTGGACCTGAAGAAGAAGTTCAAGGTCAAGGTGCAGTACTAGCAGAGAAGAAAAGAAAATCTAAAGCTTACTAATATGTGGTTATCGGCAATTAAATTAGCCGCACAAGCAGGCACTCACATTTTTAAAAAGCGTCAAGAGACAAAAATGCTCATGGCGGATGCACAAATGATGCATGCAAGAAAGATGGCCCAGGGTGAGGAAGCTTACCAAGGCAAATTATTAGAAGCAAGACAATCGGACTGGAAAGACGAGGCGGTTTTGATAATTTTAAGTTTGCCCGTGTTGGTTCTTGCGTGGGCAGTCATATCAGATGACCCGACAGCGATGGACAAAGTAAAATTGTTTTTTGATATGTTCTCACAGCTCCCGTCATGGTTCACTAATTTATGGATTCTTGTCGTGGCAAGCATTTATGGTATAAAGGGTACACAAATATTTAGAAACGGAGGAAAAAAATAATGTACAGAAAAAGATATTTATCAGGTGGTCAAGCTAAACTTGATGTTGATGGCGACGGTAAAATTACAGGTAAGGATTTTAAAATGTTAAAATCAAAAAAGAAAACTACTAAAAAACAAAAACCATCTATGATGGCAATGGCTATGAAGGGTAAAAGATAATGGCAAACAGAAGATACAATACACAAGTAGCTAATGATAGAGCATGCATGTCTAAAGGAGGATCAACTTCTAAATATCATACTACTAAAGAAGGTAAAAAAGCTAAAAAAGGTTTATGGTATAATATTGCCATGAAAAAAAAACGTGGCGAGAAGATGAGAAAAAAAGGTGAGAAGGGTGCACCTACAGAAGCTGCAATTAAAAAATCACAAGCGTAATGTTTAGAAGACAATTTGCATCAGGAAGTAAATCACCAGCATGGCAAAGAAAAGAAGGTAAGTCCGAGTCCGGAGGCCTGAACCAAAAAGGCGTTGCATCTTACAGAGCAGCTAATCCTGGATCAAAATTAAAAACTGCAGTAACCACTAAACCATCAAAATTAAAAAAAGGAAGTAAAGCTGCGAAGAGGCGAAAGAGTTTTTGCGCGAGAATGAAGGGGATGAAAAAGAGATTGACTTCAGCTAAAACTGCAAGGGATCCGGATTCAAGAATTAATAAATCACTTAGAAAGTGGAATTGCTAATGTTTGATAGATTTATGTACAAGATTTTAGGTTCTCTTGACTTTTTATTTGATGTTATTATACCTAGTATATATGAGAGACTCAAAAAAATTAGAATCTTTTCTTCAAGAAAAAGAAAAACAAAGTAAGCAACAAAGCTTATTTAAAGATCTTCGTAAAGAAGTAGAGACAGGTGCAAACGGCACACAGAAATATGTAATCAAGAAAGGCAATAACAAAGGTAAAATAGCAAATGTTAAATGAAGAATTAACTATAATAAATAAAATACAAAAACATCTTAAAGAATCCTATCAATCTATCGGTGACAGTATGATCGCTGGAGGTATTGACAATATGGAAAAATACAAGTATATGATGGGACAGGCACATGCCTATTTAAGAATATCACAGGAAATATCATCCCTGCTAAACCCTAAGAAGGAGAAAAAAAATGATACTGAAAGAC